TACCGCCTGAGGAGGCAGACACCCAATCATACGGGTTGTTGGCCGAAGCATGGGCAATCTTAGCTTCTTCCGTGGGATCTCCACTGAAAAACAAATGCCCTTTAAAAACATCCACAATAGAAGGATAGTCTAGGCAGTTGGGGCCGCCGCCAGAGGCCGCTGTACCAGATCCTGTACTTGTAACCGCGTCCCAGTACTGGCCATCATATATGAGGGCAGGGTTAGCTCCGTCCACAAAGCAGATTGAGTTACCAGCGCCGAAATTAAACTTAACGTCTCTAATCTTCTTGATCGGGGTAATTTGACCCACCACGGAAGACCTACGATGTACTTGCCCAGTGCTAGACGTAAGTACTAGTTTAGTCCAACCTGCGGGGTCGTCTCGGTACACGCCGTACTCGTTGACATCTATTGATACTACATCACCAGCACTTGCTGGAGTGAGGAGAGTAAACTCTGAACCCCCTGCTCCGCCTAATGCCACCGTGAAGTGTACAAGTACGTATTTACGTACTCCGTTGATATAGAGCCAGCAATTGTTGGCAACGGGTATATCTAAAGTTCGGGCAGTTGAGTCATAGCCGACAAAGACAGTCTGTCCCTCGGTGGCAACAAACGTGAAAGGCTTTACCTTTCTGGTGGCGTATAGCTCATTTATATTGGTCGTATCATTTTTAAAAAAAGACAGGGACATAATAGCCCCCGCACCGCCCGTTGGGTCTACCTCAGGGTGGCCAAGCTTATACGGGGCGTACCCTTCTATTCTACGGTAGCCGCCAAAAAGAGAGGGCTCGAAATTAACAAGACGAACCGCACTCCCGGGGCTATTTTCCGACAAGTCGAGATGGTTCTCATTAGAGTTGAGCCCACCTCCACAGATCACCTTAAAACTCTCAATAGCATCTGCCATCTAGAAGTATGCCCTCACGACACGCAGAGTTCGAGTATCAGTAACCGTCTCGTACTGGTTAATCAGGATGCCTTGCATTTCTTTAATCCCTTGTTGGAATAGCTGTAGGGATATGCTGGCCGCCTCGTTGTTGTTTCTAAACATGTGCATCTGATATAGCGCACCCTCGATCAGGATGTGATCGAAGCTGTCAGGAATTCTGGTTGCGTCCGTACCCGCAGACAATGCTGTGTGGTTTAAGAAATATCGGTACTGGATCACATATGCTTGGTTGGGTGACGGCGTAACAATGTAGCCGTTTCCATGCCCTTGCGCCACGCTTGTCGGTGCGCTCAAACCTGCTGGGGCATTGTCATCTGTATCTTTAGCCTGTGCATAATAGGTGTCTCTTGATATCGTAGACAACATTGTATGGCCTACGCCTAAAGATTCACTTTTCTGTAATTGGAAGCTATTCCAATCTACTACTTTAAAGTATTGAGGCCACGAATACTCTTCCTGACCTACTAGTAACTGTTGAGTGTGTTCAGCCGAATTAAACGGCCACTCATATTCTGCGGCATTAATTTTTGCGATAGAGTTCTTAATCGCATCTTTTGCTAAAGCCTGAACTCCCCGACAGTCCACGAAAGCAACCTCATCTACTTCGACCTCGTTCAGACGACGCAAAAGCTGATTGGTTAAGTTTCTAAATGTAGAAGCCATTCGGGTTCCTCAATATAAAAGAAATGGGGGCCTCCCGAAAGAAGCCCCCACCTATTTAGGCTACGTTGTAGACAGCAGTCATGATAGCTTCAGGGCGGAGAATCTTCCGACCATAAAGTTGCATGCCACGAACAATGTCTCCAAACGAAGCAGTGTCACGATAGCTCTCAGTCTTATTGAGTTGTTGAGCAGTTGCGATTGCTGACTTGTGACCAGCAATTACAGTTCCGAAGTTTCCTTCAGAGCCTGTGCTCAACGTAGTGCCTGCACCAGTGCCTTGGTAAGGAAGGTTGTTTGACTTGTAGACTTTAAAGCCTCGGATCAAACCTTCACCTACGCGACCATTACGAAGCTCTTCACCACCACCGAAATCGGCAGAAACGAATTTGCTATTCTCATCCATGAGCATTTCGTAAAATACTGGGTCGGCTACAAACCAACGATCCGCAGTATCAACATTAGCTTCGTCCATCTTACGAGCCATTCGGTTAAGAATTGCTAAAGGAGAAGTAATGCCGCCAGCACCACCGCCAGCCGCAACTGGGATAGAAGTGACTTCTGCGTCAACACCTAGATCAGAGCCGCCAAAATCAACGATTGAAAGCGAGTTTGTCGCTAACAATTCGTCTGCGCCTGCGGCGGCGTTTGACTTAGTGCCGTTAGCCGCTGTACGACGAACCCATACATTGGAGTTGTTAAGTTCCCAACCAGACGCATAACCTAACACTTCTTGGTCAAAAGTATCGCGTAGCTTGTATGCCGCACGATCTGTTGCCAAATCCATGAAATTTACGTGGCTATGGGCGCTCTCGATATCGTCCATTTTGAACATGAAGTAGTTCGCTTGGTCGATGGTTAAAGAAAAGTCTGCATCTGAAAGATCTTGTGCCGCTACCGCAGTACCACGCGCATACGTGCTTACTGTGATTTCAGGCTCTTTAATGATCTTTACGCTATCTCCAAAAGAAGAAATCTCTCCCAGATAATCGGTGTTGGAAATATCTTCTACAACTGAAGATTTGCGAAACGCAGTTTGTACTTTTTTGCTGTAAATAACCGGGCTGAAGTTACCGTTACTAAGGTTAGTGTGACCCGACGCTGATGAAAAAGCCATGATGGCCTCCTTGTTAAGTTTAGTTTTGTGAAAATTCCGCATCCACCTCGGGGTGAATTGCGAAGGTTTTGACACCAAACAGAACGAACTAGAGGTTCTAAGGGCTGAACACTTATTGGGTAACTAACGCCTAGCTAGCGTCGAACTAAGCCAAACGGGCTTTGCTCTCAACTAGCCGCTAAAAGGGCCAACAGGACAGGTAATTTAGACTGTTCTTCTGAAAATTTAAGTTGCAAAGGTAGGCGCTAACGCGGCTTTGCTGGAAAAGCTTAATGCTTTTAAGCTATAGTTGGGTTTGTTATAACACAATAGCTATGACATTAACAAGGGCTAACGTGCCGCCCCTGAGATATCGTAAGAAAAAGTGCCTTCTCGTATAGATTTTAGGATTGCATCCTCATTACGCTCGTACTCAGCTACGGACATCTTATCTACCGAGCTCTCTGTAAAACGAGTAGTGCGAGGAGATGGAGCAGAATTGGTAGTCCTACCAACGGACTGAGCCGCCCCATCTTTGGATGCCTTGCGTTGCATCTTGATGCCCTTGTCTTGCTTGTAGAGATCTAGGGCTCGGGAGGCCGCAGTAGCATCTGAGTTGTTCTTGTACAGAGCCTCACTAATCATGGCAGGCTGAGACTGTACCCATTCATGGAATGCCTCATCTTGCCTAATCTGGTCAAAGTCAGGGTGCGTTCGGCGCAACTGCTTCTCCGCCTCTTCCCGCTGAAGCTTTTGCTCAATCTGAGAAACGCGCTGTGACTGAGTGTCAGCCTGCTTTTGCATTCCTTCAGTTACTCTGCGCTGGGCAATGGTGTCGATTATCTTGGCTACGTCTGGATATTTTTTAGCCCATTCCGCAACCTCTGAATCCGTTTTGGGGAATTTGATCTGCTTTTGGGTGGCTTGGGCAAGCTGTCCCTGCAACTCCGTTACTTGCTGATCTTTCTGGGACATTTGCGTTTGCATGTGTCTTCGCAAGTCTCCGTACCGCTTTTTAAAGGATGCGTCGTCGCCAGCCTGCGCTGAAGGGTCTTGCTCCTCTGTTTCTGGTCGTTCCATAACTGTGTCGTCTGTTTCTAGTTCTTCACGATATTGGCCTTGATATTTAGCCATGTATTTCTCCTAAGGGGGGCCTCAAAGTAGTTTGGCAACATTGCCAAAGGTTTGCGGGTAGCCCGTTCCGCGCAATATCTAGGGAGCGTTCATTACGATGAACATTATAAACCCTGCGATAAACACTGGTATGAGGGTCGAAGCCCCTACGAGTGCCATCGTTTCTAGTCGCTCTGTTTTCTCTTTAGCTAACCTGACCTGCTCGGCTTTGCGGTCTACGCGGATCTTACTCCGTAGCGCCACTAACTCATTCCAAGCGGACAAGCCGCGGGAATGGACAACGATCTCCCGAAGTTGGGATTCAACATCATCAGCCTGAATCTTTTTTAAAAAGGTATCTAAAGCCTGCTCATTTACTGAAGTGCCGAGTAACGATGGCTTATTCTTCTTCGCAGTGTGAGAACTTCTAGCCTCGTCAAGCCCATCAAAAAGTTTAGCAAGCGGTTTTACTAAGTTAACAATTTCCTGACCAGCCGATATGCCAGCCTTAACGGCAGAGAATGCCGCCATAATTGATACAGGTTCCATTCCCCAGCCGCCCCCGATTGTTTATTTTCGCATTAGTGCAATTTTCACCGTAGGCTTGTAGGACAGGTCTCTGGCTTGCTTTTCTTGAGTAGTTTCCTCTCCGTCCATAGTCTCAGTACTCGTCTCCACCATGGCCTCGTCTACATCCGAGTCTTCATCTTCTGAGTACTCTTCGTGGGTCGCCCCCTCCATCTCAGTGCCGTCAGGCATAGTATGGGTTTCTTCGTCTTCCTTCTCAGGATTGTAGGACTGAATCTGTCCCGCAAAAGCCATGTCCATAAGACCCAGCTTGGCTTCATCCCTAAGAGACTCAAAAAACTTGAGGCCGTGGTAGTTTAATACGTCCGCGGGGACTACGTACTCGCCCTCGCTTAGTAGGGCTGGGATATCATCCCGCACATTCTTAGCAGTTGAGCCCGCAGGAATGGGGTTGCCTGAAACGGGGTCTGAACCAACCGTCACACCCATGCCACAGCCGCCCATCAAACCCATAGAGTCTGAACACCCAGCACCGTCCTCACTGCCACAAGTGGCACACGGCATACCGCCATGATAAAGCTCCACAGAATCCTCATCCTCTTGCTCAATCGTGTCTTCTTCGACTTGAGCTACTGCGCGGGAATCTTCTGACTCTGGTGAATCATATTTTTTGTTTTGCATCATCACACCTGTAATAAGTTTGGTTGGTATTTTACCGACAGGCCTCAATGGCCTGTTCTCTAAGAGTCAGCATGCGGCGTAACTCTGCAATTTCACCCTGCATCGAAATGACTTTAGAGTGCTCTGAAGCGGTCTCAAGATAGCCTCGGATAGTCTCGATCCTCATGTCGATGTAGACCTGCAACAGGGGATACCTGTCAGGGTCGTTGACTAGTGGGAGGATAGCTTTGGCTGTTTTAGTATCCATGCTTCACCTAGACGTTCTGTTCTGGGGGTGGAGTAGGTACAGCGCCGTCTGGCCCGTTGGTATTGCCTGCTGTCCCGGGAGGAGGTGCGTTACCGGGGGCTATGTTCCCGCCACCATTTCCCGTAGGATCTTGAGGGGCCGCCTGTGGAGCGGGGGGCTCTTGAGGCATCAGGGACGCAATATCAGCCATCATCTTAGCCTGTATTGCCGCTTCCCTTGGATCATTGAGGATTTTATTCTCGTCAAGATCCATACTCGCGGCCATCTCCCGCAGTATGTAGTCGTACTTTATAAATGGGGCCATCATGGGATTTGCCGTCTGGTTCATAAACGACAACAGTCGTTGGCTACGAACCTCGTTACGCATGAGAGACTCAGTGCCGCGGGCTACAATATTCAAAGCACCGCGAGACATGTCCTTATCAAAATTGAACTGCATGTTAAATGCAAACAAGGCCTTACCCACGGGCGTAAGAAGGTAGTCATCGATGTTTCTAACTACCGCCTTAATGTTCTGGCTAGCCGCAGATAAAAGCATAGACATGCCACTGGCGGTTCGTCCTACGCCTTGGACACCCGTCATGCCGTGGGCATAAGAGGGCATTCCCGTACTCTCATCTGACAGTTGGCGAGCCTTATCGAACATCATCAAACACTCGTTTGTCACGTTCGGAAACTTGGTGCCAAACACGGCTTGCCCGGGGGCACCCGCTTGTCTCCGAAAAACCTTGCCGGGATGGATAGATAGGTTCTGGCCCGGGACTAGATTAGTCTCATCAATCTCGATCAAGAGATTTGAGGATAGCGCGGCGTTGTCTACAGCCATACGCATAAAGCCGTTCATAATTTCTTGGGTATCTTCCATGTTCTCAGCAAGACCCACACCAAAGAAACTGTATGGATTTACCTCATAAGGCACAGCAGAGTATGGAATTCTGGAGGGGCTAAACGGATTAAGGACTAATCGAAGTATCTGGCCATTGCACACCCAAGCATTGACTTGGATCTGGTCGCGGTCTGCATACTCCTCAGGTATCTCAATCTCAGCCTGTTCGGCAATTTCAGAATCTAAAATGCCCCAATACTCAAGAACCTTGTAGCGATTGGTTTCGGCGCTGGTGCTGGCACCATCCTCTAACGCACTCTCCCAATACTCTTTATCGTAGTCCTCACCAATCTCGATAGCCAATTCAATGGATTCTTCTCGGAAGTGTGGACGTTTTTTCAAAGCACGAAGTTGAGTTCTATTCATGCGGTGGCGTTGTACTGTGTACTCAGCCTCAGACATTGATCGTGCATCTGGGTCTGGGTAAAAATCCCATATGCTGACAGATTCTACTTTAGGAACTACTTTGAACTCTGGCTCGTAATCACCGTCTTCAGTCCAGTGCGGATATTCCTTGTCGAAAGCAAAAGGCCCCTTGAGGATGCCTGTGCCAAACAACGACATTTCAAATGCTACGTTACGCAAATGCTTGCTTGCTTCACACTCTTCTAGCTGGTCGTGAATCTGGCGCTCCATTAGTTGGGCAGACTCTTTTACAGGCTCATACGTCTGGGCCGTAGGAGAGACGCCCACACCTTCTTGTAGCTCGTCCTTGATCCTATCAAGCTCGCTCTTTAAAGGCCCCACACGGTCAATTAGAGCCCTTCTGGTGGTGTTAGCCTGACCCTTGGGTTGTGAGGCAACCTCGGGGGTTGTTCCAGCCTCAAAGTGGACGTTATCAATTGCGCCTACTGCTGTGTTTAAAGCCTCGACGCCTACAGGGAACTTACCACCAGCAAACAAAACATCTACGATCTGGTTATAGGATGCCAGAACCTTAGTTTTTGTAATCTTGATAAACGCCTTAGATTTTTCAGTCTCAGTGAACTGTACCTCAGGGCCATATATGCCGCGGTAGTTGCGATAAGACCGTAGCCAACGTGCCTCGTCTTGTTGACGGGAGTCACTGGCGCTGTTGAACCGTGAATTTACCCACGAAACTACGCCAGACATCTCAGCATTCTCTTGCTCGACGTTGTCCCCCTCTTCGAGGTGGGCAGGAGACCGAATATCCATCTCGATATCTTCGGTAGAAATTGGTGGTTTATCCATTAATGCCATAGTTTAATATCCGAAATTTGAGCTGGCGGGTTGCCATTGGTTGTCTGATGTTTTCCAGTCTTCAAATATAGAGACCGAGCGGGGTCTGGACTGGATGCCGTACCGCAGTGAATCGTATGTGTGGTCTGACGCATACCTAACGTCGATATCGTCGCCACCCTTCGGGTCATTAGGTATGGTGGGCAGATCAGAAATTATCTGTCTGCACGTATCAAAGAACATTATACCAGAAGTCTGGGTTGCCTCGTCGTACTTCAGCAGTTGGTGGAGCCTGTTCCGACCCGCAACACGCGAACCCGCAGATCTATCGCTAGGCCTCCAACGTACACCCATGTTAATCATCTCTTCGGCAATACTAGGGCCTAGTTGTCCTCGCTGGTGCCAGCACGAACTATCTAAAACGCCGTAGGCTATGCTCTCGCCTCTCTCGGCTTCCATAACTGCCGCGCCTAGATCCTTAGAGGTGTGCTTAGTTAGGTATAACTCTCTATATACGATCAATGTTTCGTAGCTCGGATCAATGGCGAACCAATGCACCGCTGAGTAGCTTGAGTACCCATAGTCGCAGGATCTAAATCGCCGCCAGTCGTGCGGTATGTCAAAAGGCTCAATCACATGGTGAGCCAGCTTGAACTCAGGAAATGCCGCGCCGTCTGCGACGGCCCAATCACCCTCGAGTAACTGCCTCCTTTGCATCTCAGGCAAAGATAGCAGGTTAGTTTCGTAGTCGCCTTCCGCGTACAAATATGGATTGTCTTTCAAGGTAGCAGGGATGAACCTGCGCTGGAACAATGCCTTTCCTGCCTTAGCATGACCCTCAGGGTATCTGAGAACTTCCCCTGTTTCTGGGTCGGTGGCATCAAACGACTTGTTTGCGGGAGAAGGGTCGATGAACGCTTTCTTAACCCACTGATGTCCCCTACCGCCCGGGTTCGTAGTCGCCCGCATAAATAAAGGTAGGGTTGGGTCTACGGAACGCAATCGGCTCCTCATGTAGTTCCACGCGAACGGGCTGGCATACTGCGTCAACTCATCGAACGCTATGTAGCTAAATGCTAAACCTTGGTAACGAAGAACGTCTTCATCCCTTTCCAAATAGGTAACCCAGAGCCTCGCCCCGCTAGGGAACGTCCATTGGGACTTCTTCTCTTGCCACTTAGCCCCCGGGTAGGCCTTGGGGTACAGTTCTTGGCTTTTAAAAATTAATTCTCTGAGCTCGTCATTGGTTCTACGCAGTATCAGCCCGTTGAAGTTTGGATTAGCAAAGTACCGCATCGGGTCTGCAAGTAGGCCGTAGCTCTTACCTCCGCCTGCGGCACCTCCGTACAAAACCTCTCGCTCTGAAGCCGCCAAGAATTCTGTCTGCGGCCCTTTGTTCGGTCTGAAAACAACTTCCCTAGGATCGTCCTTGAGAGTTGCCTCGAAATCTAGGGTGTCTGAAAAGCTAGGTGTCTCACCAAGTACTACGCTGTCGAGAGGTAGGCTCGGCTCACCCTTGAGCTTATTTAGTTTCTTCTTAGTAACCGTCAGGCTTCTCTTGGCACCCGCTTCTTTGCGCTTTAGCGCGGCTAGCTCTCGCGCTCCTGCTGTTTTTGGAGCTCGCTTTCGCTTATCCTTTTTAAGCTCGCTAATGCGCGGATTCTTGTCACCTCGACAGCGTTTCCAAATATTTGCAATACCTTGATGGCTAATCGAAGCGCCGCTCTTTTCAGTGAGCCACCGACTTGCTTCGCGGTAGGAGTGGCCAGCATCGAGGTAGTCCATTGCCTCATCGACAAGACGGACGATTTCGTCGTCTGCCACAAGGATGAGAGGATCGCTTTCGCTTGGTCTATAACCATACGGAATTTTTGCATTTGCATTAGGCCTAGTTCGATTGGGCCAATTTTCGCTACTGGCTATCGTCGTCGTCATTTATGTCTGGGCTCTGTTTAGGCGGAAGAATAAAGATTCCACTTTCTGGGCCAGATATATCTATCTGCTCCCGTTTAACGATGCCCGCACGGTCTAGTATTTGGGATGCCGCCGAAACTGCGTTTCTGGCCCCCATAGCTCCCGGGTCTGCTAGTACGTCTATCATACTAAACGTCGCCCGAGGCGCATTCATAGCCAGAAGCAGGCCAGCCCGCTCAAGGATCTGATCTTTCAAAGGCTCAACAACTTCATGGGTCTTCGTGTTAGGGGAGTAGCCAGCGACAGTCATAGCGCCACGAATACTTCCCCTAGACTCGCCCACTAAGGCGTCTAGGAAAACTTGTTGCTTCTCAGTTAACTCTGCCATTACTTTTTAGTGGCCTTCTTTTTAGAGTAGCCGCCTTTTGAGAACTCAGGGGCATTTTCATCTACCGCTTTAGTAGGCTTGCCGAATGTTGTGGTGTGGGCTTTCATGTAACCGCCCATGGCCGCTTTTACGCTGGCCCCACAGTTAGCTTTAGTTACTTTCATCTTCATTGCTTATCTCCGAAGTCGTCCAAGATTTGGTGTCCTATCAACATCTTTAGTTGTGGCCATTACGGGTAATCCTCACTAAAGCTCGTCTTTTGATACGTAGGCGTTGGGTAGGGCTTTGATAGAGAACTCGTCCGCGGAATAGTAATCTTGGTAACCTTTAAACACAGTGGCGTGTTTTCGAGCCTGAGCCTTAGTAATAAGACCCTCCTCAACAAGGTATCGCCTAACGTCCACTAAAGAGAGCCTCACACCTGTATTGGCCTCGATGGCCGCACGGATGTAGATTAAATTGATGTTCTCTGTAGGGCTTGATTTTTTATAGGAAGCCATTGTCTATATCGCTTGTTATACCATTGTAAGTGTCTTTAAACAACCCTAATTAAAGTTATAGAAATTTGGGTCACGGTGCTCGACAAAATATAAGATCCGTGCTAAAATATACTCACCTTGCCGAGGGGACATATACCTACTTAGGCAGGAGCTCTTCTAAAGAAGTAAGCCATGAATCGTAGGAATCTTTATTCTGGTGGTTTGCTCTACTTAGGCTGATAATCTTCTTCCCTGCATGCTTGGCGCAGGTATCAAAGAAGATAGCATGATCCTCTAAACAGACTAAAGCGAACAGGTCACACCCAGACCCTCCAAATGGTCTAGTATTCCCCGTCTTTCCTTTGCCTACCCAGAAACCCCGCCTAGGGCTGTCTGTTGCTGTGGTCTTCACATCGATGCGGATAGGTCTATCCCCAATCAAGGCAAGTAGGTCGTAGGATGAGGCATCTGCTCTGGTTATTTCAACTCCAAACCCCCCTAAGATAGAGGCTACTAGATACTCTCCAATAGTTCCTACTTGGGTGCTGGTTAAGTTGGCCATTCTCTCAGGCTTATAGAGTGTTTCCAAAGGTAAGGTCATCATAGTCCTCTGGCCCTAGCTCACCCTCTAGATGGGTAGCTAATGACCGTAGATCTTCAACATGCCGAGACATACGACTTGCTATCGCATGTAGTTGGCCCGCCCCAGAACCGCTAAGAGTTGAGGAGTCATCTCGGTAGAAATCAAGTAAGTTGGAAATAACGTCTTCAAATGAAGTTCTACCTTCAAAAACAGCCTCATTGCCTGTGTCGGCGAATACTAGCGTGATGATATGGAAGTCTCCGTTATCATCTACCTCGAGGTCATTCTCTAGATCGAACTCTAGATCTAGGCCTAAGCGTCCTATTGAGGATATACTCACACCAAGTCTCCTATAAGGGGTAAAACACAAGATGTAGTGCTTTAATATAACTAAAACTACATCATCTTGTGGTTACCTTAGGGTATTTAAATATAATATGCAATAACTAAAGCCCTAGTAATGGTCTAATTGGGGCTTTAAGTGAACATATACGTAAAAAACGTCCATAAGTGAACATAAACTACAAAGACATGGGTAATTATCGTAGGTTTTTATACCTTTTATGGTATGCACCTCATAAAAAGAAGTCATTTGCGGTCATAGCTGATCTGACTATAATAGATGTACAATTCATCACTCGGGGCAGGTAGGTTTGTTAATTTTTATGGTAATATTCGTTGTTTGTGGGCTAACCGCAGTAGCGAAAGACGATCTAGAGCGCCCTTAGTGGCGCTTTTTTTATGTGTTTGACAATGTGTCAAATCCCAACCCCCAAATAGGGTAAGTTTTACGGGTACTTTACGAATACCTGTTTCCTATAATTTCTATAGGCAGTGCTTGGCTCGGCTAGGGCCGTTTTACAGTCCCGTTTTCCTGAAATTAGGTGGTAGCTGTATACGCTAACGTACACCCCCCCCATGGCCAGTTGCCCCCCCCTACCTGATCGGCCGGAGCCCTTATTCTACGGGGCCTCTAGAGCAATCGACCCCTATTTATAACGGCCGCGGTAATAATAAAACCCGCCCCTATTTGATTAATAAAAAACTGATTAAAAAACTAGTTCGCCCGAGGGCTATATAAATAAAGGGTTTAGGTTTTGAGGTCTCATAACTACTAGGTGATGGCCCGGGTAAAATAACCCCCGGCGCTTTACGCATATATGAGAGCCGAGGGCGGGCCGCTCGAGAGCACCAATTAGCCCCCTAGTAATCCCGCCCTATTATCTCGGATCTAATCC